AGTTGGAAAAGAAGACCTTTGAATTTTTCAACTGACCAACGACCGTTAGAGTCTGTGTCAAGATCAAAAATACCAGCAGTTGTAGTATTTACTTCAGCGCCTTTGTTAGCGTGTGAGTAAATAGTTCTAACTACTTCACGGTTAATCTCTGCAAGAATTTCACTTGATAAGATGTTAGCAAGTTCTGTTTCTGCGTCTAATCCATGGATTGCTTTTAAGTCTTGTGCAAGTTCCATAGTGTACTCAGCTTTTAGAGCACGAGATTTAGCAGTAACAGTTACTTTATCGATTGAGAAAGCCATTTCAGCAAACTCATCAGTACCATCACCTAGTGTTTCTGCTTGTGCAGTTGACATTCCAGAACCAGTGGTAAAAGTACCAGCAGCAGGACTATCATTTAGTGTAGCAGGGTTTGTACCAGCTTGTGCGTCTGGAGAACCAGAACCACCAGCAGCATCACGAGCAGAAAAATCTGAATCTGCTTCGTTAAATAGTGCTTCAGTACCACCTTGTGTTGCGAATCTTGACTTCATAGCGAAGATTAGTCCAGTTGGACCAGTCATCGGTTGAACGCCACAGACATCATAAGCAATTAAGTTAGGCATTGCTCTACGAACTAGTGATATTAATACTGGATCCCAGTTATCAATAGAACTACCAGTTGCGTTAAGCGGAGCAGCCTCGGTCATAAATGCTTTATCTTCTCTAACTGCTTTTTCTTGGTTCTCAAGAATAACAGTTGTAACAGCTCGTTTGTAAGAATCTCCGATTTTTGGCAAATCTGGATGTTCTAAGACTGGCTGCCACTTTTCTTGTAAATTTTCAGTAAGATACATTTTATTATCTCTCCTATTTAAAGTTTGTTATTTAAAAATTTAGTCACCATTAATATATGATTACTTAGTTTCACCATATTTAATGTCTTTTGTAATAGCGGCAGTGTATGCAGCCATAGCATCCGATTTTCCACTAGTAAAATCACTAGGTAAATTCGCCGCCACAGAATCAACAGAAGAATTTTCTGCTATTTCTGATTTTGTTTTAGGGAAAAAAGATTCTTTAACAGTTTCTAGTTTTTCCTTAAATTTCTCAGCACTATCAAAGTCAACATTCTCAGCCATAGAAACAAATTTCTCTTTTTCTGTTTCTGCTAAATCAGCAGATACTTCAGAAACAAGACTTGCTCTTGAAAATTCAGAATTTGTTTTTGTTAACTCAACATTTTTTTCAATCTGTTCGTTTAACTTAGATTCTAAATCTTTAGTCTGGTTAGTTAGATCGTCTAGTACATTGTATTTTTCTTCAGGAACATCAATATAATGTTCTTTGAATAAAGATTTAAGACCAGTAATAAAATCTTCAGCGATTTCAGTACGAATACCTCTTTCAACTGCTAATTCATTTTCTTTCATCCATTCTTCAACAACATAGTTTAGATATGAGTCAACTTTTTCGACCATAGCTTCTTTTACTGTATCAGTTTCTTTTGAAAGTTTATCTTCATACTGGGATTCCAAAATCTTTGTTTGTTCCTTAATGCGTGTTTTAACAGCAGTTTCAAATATTGTCGCAGCCTTTTCTTTAAATTCTTCTGAAAGGTCAGCGTCAGCTGAAACTAATGCCTTAACATCAGCAGATAGATCAATTTCTGTTTCTTCAGATTCGTCAGATTCAGCAATAACTTCATCGCCTTCAACTTCAACTTCTTCTTCTTTAACAGATGACGGTTTTAGATCGTTCGGTAAAGAACCATCATTCTCGTCTTTATTAACCTGATCCTTAACTTTTTTTACCTTTTTAGATCCGTCAGGATTAGTGTCAGTTGGTTTAACAACTGGTGCACCTAAATCTTCAGCATCATTTTTAAGGTGAGTAGGCTCAGAAGCAACAGCATCTTTAGTGATGATGTTTTCTTCTAATTCTACTTCTTGTTTCATTTCGGTTTCAGACATTCGGTCTCTCCTTGATATTAAAAATTAATTAATTTTTATTTACTATTATTTATAACATTTACCATTTTCGTCTATGTTTTTATTAACAAATCCGCGTAGGTTTATATTTTTGATATAAAATCTGCAAATATTTTTGACTTCACTTCTGCCAATTCTCGGCGTTGGGTTCGTTCAATTTCTTCTTTGTATTCTTCAACTGACTTACTTTTTAACATTCCGTTGTCCCATACCCACTCTTTGCCTTCCATGATACCTTCTACGAAAGCATCCGGCGCTGAT